ACCACTAACTTTAATATTTGTTTATGTTTCATTATCGTTTCGGTAATTGTTCTTCATCAAACCAACCACCAGGATAGTTTATCATTTAATGTTCCTTAAATATTGTAATCTAGCTTTTATGATATCTCTTGAAATACCAAAGCCTTCACCGATTACTGTTACTTCATAAATACCAATCTTTCCTGAATCAACCATTTCTAAAACTCTTTTATAAGTTATCCATTTAGGATATATTTTTTCTTTTTTAAATATGTCGTGGACTTGGATTTTTATGTCCATACCAGCGCTTTTCTTCACATATTCTCCAGCTTATGAATAATACGGTTTAAGTAGAAAACTGATTTCTTTAGATCTTGAATGTTTGCCCCCTTATGATCCTCCCGCCAAATATATTTAATTGCGTTGCCTTTGCAGTAGCCCTTAAACTCTTCAGCCGTAAGCATAGATTCAATTACATCTAAACATTCAAGACCACCTGATAGGTAATGTGGAGGATGATTAACTAAATCGCTTTTCATTTCCTATCTCCTAGATCTACAGTTACGATATTAGGTGAGTTATAAATTGTAGCCTTTTGTCCGTTAAGTACAGCGTTGTACTCGCCTAGCAAATGCTCAAGTTTTAACCAGCCAGCTTCCATATCCTCATGTTTCATCTTGAAGATTTTACTTGCATACGGTTTTTTCTTTTCTTGCGCTACAAAAATAAAATCAACTACATTGAAACCAGCTTGCTCATAACCACGTTTATACCAAGCAGCCTGTAAGTCGTACTGATATTTTTTAATTGATGATGTAAAGCCTCTAACAGAACAATCGGTCGTAGTTTTATAATCAACTAGAATGATTGAGTTAGATTCATGAGGTATGTTAATAGGATGTCTAAGCACATCAGATTTAACTTTTAGCAATAGATCCTTTTCCCACCAAAAGATAGCTATTTCATATGGAGTGCTAAATATACTAGGATACTCGCCCTCATCGGCTGACAAATGTTTAACTCCTTCTGGAATCAAAGACTCTTTCATACCGTAGATAGTTTCTCTATCTTTTGCAGTAACAACGGTTAATCCTCTGTCCTCGTACTCCTTTTTAAGTTCTTTATTAGCATTGGTATACGGAGATCCACTAAGCGTTACAACATCATTAACAAAGGCTTCTTCTCCCTCAACAATAAGTGAGTGAGCAGCAGTACCGAAGTTCATAGCTGGCGTGGTTTCAGTTACTTCTTCAAAAGCGTGTAGTTGACTTTGACCAAACCTTCTTATGTTTGATGATGATATTCCTGGTGAAGAATGATAAAAGTTATGTTCCATATTGGGAAAATAGATAGCGTTCCCTAGAACCATATGCTCTTCTTTTTCTAGACTTTCTGGTAATACAGTCATGATTTCTCCTGCATTTTTTTATTTATTTCAACAGCATCATCTATAGCCTCTTGAATAATTTCTAATAAAGATTCTTCATGGCCCTCTGCTTTATAAAGCAAACTTGCTACTAAGTTTTTTACTAAAACATATGAGCCTTCAATAGGATTCATCATAGTCTTACCATTAGGATTTTTTGCTTGATTGCATTTATTGGCGTAAGTTTCCATAGCCTCAGCTGTCACTTCAAATGCTAGCGCATTGTTTTCCCATTCTCTTTTTACAGTTTCTTGTAAACTCATGACGCCTCCTTCATGTCTTCGACAGTTGTGGTAAGTTTATTGATGCATTCCTCAAGATCTGAAATGTTAGCTTTCAGTTGAGCCAGCGTGTAGTTAAGACGATCTTTTGTGATCTCCCTTTCGTGTGATGCATTTAAGATCGCATCAATCTGTTCTTTTATATTTATATTCATTGTTTACTCCCATAAACTAATTAATTGTATTCTAAATGAAAAAGTATATAATGTCTACATATAGAAACTTTAGGAGGTTACAAATGGGTAGAGTAAAAGATATGTATATGTTGATGCGTTTGTCTTATGACCAGGCTGAAGGAGATCTGGCTGATAAGAAAACCGATAATATCGTAGAGTCCTACAAAAAATATCACATTGAAAACTTAGGTCACGAATCTTTATGTCCAGAGGAAGAGGTTCGTATGTTCAATAGTGAGGATTTCAACGAACAATTCAACGTAATGTAATTCGCGTTAATTCAGTTTTTCCTCTAAAGCTGAATAGTTTGCATAAGTAACGGGGGAGCTTAGCGAAACAATCCCCCGCCTTTTTTACAGGAGTTCATATGAGTAGTACAGAGTTAATACAAGAAATCGTCAATCAATTCAAAGATTTATCTAGATCCGAACAGGTCGAGCTTATAGATATACTTATGAGGCATGTTGCTAATGATGTTAAGCAAGAACAGGTAGATAATTTAGATAATTAGTTTATAGTTAGATAATGACATTGAAAGTAGTACCAATCCAAAGCAAAATGAAGAAGCCAACTCTACAAGAGGTGGTATCTAAATTAGAAAGCATCTTTAATAATTACGAATTAAGAGGCGAAGATAGGCTCAACGTAGTCTTAACGGCCCTAAGTTTTTGCATCTGGAACGTACAAAAGCTGGTTGAAGATGATGATACTAAACTGCTTGGTTTAGTGGATGAAATACTTAATCAATATGTCGAATGGAGTGAAGTAAAATACGGTAATCCATACTTCGTATTTACTCCAGAAAAAGACTAATTTATTATTGTCTTATTTTTGTCATAAATCTCTGACGTGAAAAAACATGATAAGAATGCGGGTTTGCGGATTATTTTATTTTTTTCATTTTTGTCAGAGGAATTAGAGATAGTTAGTTAAATAATTAACAAATGTCTTGACTAAGTAAAATAAGATAATGTATCCTCTCAATACACTTTAGGGTAAAGTGGGGGTAGGTATTAATATCTATCCTACTCTAATATGCTAAACAAATGGGACATAGAAAAAATAAACTAGAATATGAACCTATTTTATCTCCTGATGAAGAAGCTCCCATTGAATACGCTAATCTAGACAACTCCCTCAATCGAAGACAACGAAACTTTATCTGGCAAGCTGTTAACAATCCTCGGCTTTCTCTAGTCGAATGCGCACATAAGGCTGGGTATAAAGATGCTCGTCAATCGGCTAATAAGCTGATGAATCATCCAAAGATCCGTAAAGAATACAACTACCTCATGAATGAGGCTAAGAAGAAGTACGAATTAAATTATGATCGTGCAGTTCAAGATTTATATGATATCAGGGACAAGGCCCTCGAAGCGGGGTCCTTTAACGCAGCCATATCGGCACAAAATAGTTTGTTAAAGGTCGGGGGTCTTGTCGTGGATCGTAAAGAGGTTATGTTCGGGAAGGTAGATCAAATGAGTCGGGAGGAGGTAGAGAAACGCCTGGAACAACTAATGGGTAATGTCGTCCTGGCAGATAGTTCTGCAGCTGGAGATCCAGGCGTCCAGGAAGAAGATGAAGCATTAAGTTTAGAAAGGTTAGAGCAAGAAGATGCTCAGTCAGAAAATTTAATTGATGATTTAGATGAGGTTAGTTCTGATTTGGTCGATCCAGAATGAAGACCAAGATATAAAGAAACAAAGCAAAGTAAAATAAGAAACTCATTAGAGTGTGGCACTTACATGAAACATACTAAATAGGAGAGTCGAAAGATAATAAAATCTACCACATAAACGCCACAATTGGATTTTATCCATTTTATTTAGTTTTAGCAACAATCTTTAATCCTTCGAGTCTCTCTTGAGGTGTTTTAAACCAATAAGATTTGTATGGTTTTAGTTCTAAGTTCTTATAAATTTCTACGCCATAAGGTAATAGCGTGTTCGGTTTGTCCTGTTGGACTATCACATAACGGTACTTACTCGTCATTATTTAAGACAAAAGTGTAGAGAAAAATAATCGTTCCAATAACGGTTGCCCAAATAAAAAAGCCCCAGCCGAAGATATATCCGTAAACTTCAATATCTGTCATGATCGGTAAGGTTGGGTTATAACTTCGTCCTTTTTACGTTTATCTTTGTAAGATCGGATTTGCTCTCCGTTTCTACGGTAAGTGTTCATATGCCAAATGTTCTCAGGCTTATTGATTACAATTTCAATCCCTGTAACGGCATTCATGTCGCGTTGTTCTTTGAGTTCTTTACCTCGCTGTTCAACTTTGTCTTTATATTGAGTCATATTATCTCCTATCGTTGTTGTCTAAAATTATTATATACAGAATTGCAGTAACTAATAAAATGGTGGTGAAGTGAAAAAGAAAATCAAGTGTCATCTTCGTTTTCCTCTGTTATGTATAAAGTAAACTTTTCTCCTGTTGGACTGTCGTGATGTGAACAAATAGCTTGGAATACATGATCGTCATTTGTATCTTCTATCTTGAAACTAAAGTCTGCACTTCTTGGTGTCAACTCTCGCCATATTTGGTCTGTTTCTTTAAGAATAAAAGTTTTTTCTCCTGATAGATTTCTCCAGCCTAAATCTTTTCCCTCAACAAAAACTTTTTTGCCTAGATAATTACTAAAATGGTAATCAATCCCTAGTTCAAAATCTTCAAATTCAAATTCATCTGCGTAAGGCTCTAATTCAGCTAATATCATCTTCGTTCTCCTCGTTTTCTAAATTGTTAAAATCTCGTAAAGCGTACTCTAAAGCTACGGTTGGGGTGTAGCCTTCTTTAAGATACTCCTCATATCTTGCCTCGATATAGAGTTCGTTTTCGTGGTTGCTCATCTTCTTAATAAATCTATAAAGTCAAAAAGTTTATCCCAATCGCCCCTTTTGGCTGTCCATTCTCTTAGCTTGTCGCCTGTATCTATATGCCTAACGGTTATTACTCCGTCAGACAATTCAATATTAATCCCTGCTGAGCCAAGTTCCTTTTGATTGAGTTCATTTATTCTTGAGTCAGGGGATTCATCTTCTGTTGCACCACATACATCACACACTAAGGTTTTATCCTTAGCGTGTATGTAGTTTTGATCGCATTCGCAATCCCAATAGTTTGGATTGGTTTCAATTGTCATTAGCGTTTACCTCTAATTTAATTTCTAAGTCGTTATCAAAAGAATTGTTATGTTGTTCAATTGCACTTTTAATCTGTCTTAATTGCCAACTTATCTCCCAAGCCGATTTTGATCTTCTAGATTCTTGGTGTTCTTTCTCAGCAATATGATCTCTAGTCTCATGATAGAGTGCTATTTTTTCAGCGTGTTCTATCGGTAAATCATAAGCACTACCAAACTTTTTACGGCTACCTCTACCTCTAGCTTTGAATTGATAGCGTTGTTTGTTAGCAACTTGCATAAGAAATTCTAGGACTTCATGTCCGTTAGTTAGGGGAGCATCTAACTCCCCTGTTGGTATATCAAAAATGTTTGTTCTGATATGTTTAAACCTGTTGCGTTCTTTGAATTTGTACTTCATGACTAATCCCCTACGGCTATATCATTCTTAGTGAAATAAGCCCAAAGAGGCATAAAGTCTCGTTCATGTAAAAACTTAGCTTTATCTCCTGCGTTAAGCAGTTCGATATACTTAGTCTCTGCAACATACCAATTATTATTTTTGAATAGATAGATCCATTCAATATCCCAACTATCTTTGAGATTCATTAGGTATGAATGTAATGAGTGATAAGTCTCAGGTGGGTCTTGATGTACTCTCCCCTCGTTAGACTCAATTATTGTTGGTTTCAAAGATGATTGATAACCGTTGTCAACTAAAGCGTGAGCCTTCGCTCTGTTGTTGTAATGTTTGCCAAGTATCTTGCCGTTGTATTCTGGATAGCCGTCATAATGACAATACATTACCACTACTTTTCCATTCGGTTTTTGATACGCTATATTACTTCTCGTTCCCATAATTACTCTCCTATTAGTATGTTGGGTTAATAAAAATGTGGCTTATCAATCTCGGTATGCAATTGTTTTAATTGACTAACTTAGCTCCCCCTCATGACCTTTGAGAGTACCACTATTTAATATTACTAAATGTATCCACTATATGCAAGAGTTTTGTTATACAAAATGTAATTTATTTTTATAATAATAATTACACATATGCAAGGAATTCGAAAGTTAATCGCATCCCCCCTCTCTCTCCCTCTCTCCCCCACAAAAAAGCAAGGAAAAAATCGGGTCGGGTCGGGTTTTGCTAAAGAATACTAACTGTAAGCGTGTCAGCTACGCATAACACAACACATTAAAGCTTCCAGATCCTTCCAGCTCGTCTGGTAAATGCCGTTGAAAGGTTGGCAAATCATTCGGGTCGGGTCGGGAGAAGCAATCGG